ATTTTTAAAGATACACCAACTAATCTGTGTTCTTTAAATTGTTGTATCATTAAATCATTTAATTTTTCCAAACTAGGTGCTTTACCAGCAACTGCGTCTCTAATTTCTTGTTTGACTTTTTCTTCATCTTTTATCAACCATATATCGGCAGGATTCCAACTATCTTTTTTAGATATACCAAATTTAGTTTTTATGATGGCAGATATCCAATCCATAAAACCTGCGTCTCTATTATAAACATCAAACTTTTTACCTTTGTAAATCTGCACCATTTTTTTCTGTTGTGCAAATAAGTGGTCAAGCCAACCTGTGTCTAAAACTTCAGGATAAATTTCTAATAATTCTTTTGTTTCTTTTCCATTTTTTGTGATGTCTCCTGGTGTCCTATAAACCTTATTTTCTTGTAAAACTTTTTTAATAATCCATAGAGTTGCTCTTTCTTGTTTTGCTGTAGATTGTGCGTCACCGGATGTTACAGACCTTTTACCTGTTTCTAAAAACCTAATTGTGAATTTACCCAAAGGCACATCACAAGTTAGTTTGCCACCTTTGGTTTCAATTTTTTGTTTACTTTTTTGTAAGAGAGGTCTTAACTTGTCAAAGTTAGCTTTAGATACTTTGGTTGTATGAATTTTACCAGGGGTAATATTTACATCATCTGTAAAAAATGACCCCTCAACCATAGACTTAAAAAAAGGTTCAGCCACTCTATATAGAGCGGTGCCAAAACTTTTCTGTACTTCAGTTCTTGTTGTGAGTGTAAACGCCATTTAATCTCCTTACACTATTTAGGAGGTTTTGGCAATTACTCTTTTGTGAGATTCATTTCTAGTTCTTTTAATGCAACATAGATTTCATCAATCTTATGTTCCCAATCATGGTCCATGTTTGGTATAAACAGGCCATTTTCGTGTACATTATCAGCTACAGGTGTCTCTTTTGAGATGGTGTTTAGATATTCGGAAACAGTATTTTTTAAAACATGTGTGTAAATAGGTTTAACATCAACATTAACTTTCTTTAATGTCTTTACAACCTCATCTCTTTGACCATGCAAAACACCTTGACATATTAGTGAAAGTCCTTCCCAACTAGATACACCAGTTTCTTTTTGTGTTTTAAAGAAAGGTAACATTCTTATTCTTGTCTTCCAATAATCACCATTATTTGTTCTATGTTCTTTTGTTTTAGGCCATGATGATAAGTATTTTCCATGAGAGTCTAAGTCATATCTGCCAGGTTTTACACCGTATCCTAATGATACGGTTTGATATGTGTCTTTAAATACATCTGTTTTTAAAAATTTCTTTTCATTATGACCGTCTTTAAACCACTTGTGTTTTTCATGGTCTTCCATAAGACCAGCATTTCTAAGTGTTCGTAAATAGTTTGCGTCATCTTGCGTTCTACATGTAATAATACCTTTGTCAAATATTTTAAATGTACTTAAATTTCCAATCGTGCCACAATATTCATCTGAATCTGCAACTGAGCCAAAACTTGTTGTAACATCTTCTATAATTAGTAAATCATTGTCTCTTGCAATCTGTCTAATTCTATAATAATCAGCAGAGTTACCTAAATTATTGTAAACTAATATTGCTCTCGTATGTGGAGTTAATGAATCATAAATCTTATGTGGGTCTATGTTTAAAGTATTTTCATCTATGTCAACTACATTTATTTTAAAACCTAAATGTTTTAATGGTAAAAATGTTGATGGTGGGCATATAGCTGGTACTATAATGTCACCTTTAAAATACTTTTTGTCGTATCCATTAACCAAATATTTGTGTTCTAACATAGAATACATTAACATATTTGCCATGAACGGTGATGTAACAGCAAATGCATGAGGTACATTATAATACTCAGCAAATTTTTTTTCAAATTCGTCTAATGTAATCATTTTAGATAATTCCATAGAAATTTTGGTACACCTCCATTCACTTGCCATACATGGTGTTTATTTTGAAAGTCTGCTAATTGATTAGCGTCTTCTTCAAAAAAATATTTTGCTATAATATTTTCCGTTGGCTGTTCTATAACATGCCATAGAATTTTCTTGCCTTCTTTAATCATCTCTACTGAGTATGTCAATTTTTTATTCAAACCTCCACCTGGTCTCTTATCGCCTTTATGAAATCTAACTTTTTGTTTTTTTGGCATTATAATTTAAAATCTGAAAACTTATTGTAAGCGTCCTCTTTTTCATCTACTTGATTTGCGTCAACAATATTTTGACTTGATTGTTGTACATCATATAATCTCATCTTAGACCTATCAACACCAATAATAAATGCTCTGTTTACGCTTGGGTCATTATATCTATTCTTCAACTGTTTTACTTTCATCTGACCTAAAGCCTCTAATTCTTCATTTGACATCAAGGCAAACATAAAGTCGGCAGTTGCTGGTAGACCAAAAGATTCGGAAGTATCTTCAAGACCAAGGTCTGTACTTACATAACCAGTTCTAGTTGTTTGTGTTGCACTAAAGATAGGCACATTAGCTTCTACAGCCAGACCTCTTAACTCTTCAGCAATTGCTTTAATATAAAAGTAAGATGATATATTACCACCTTTAAATCTAGCACTAGCACAAATGTTTAGATAATCAATAAAGATAACATCAGGTTTAAAAGACTTCTTCAATGCTAGTTCATTAATCAAAGACTTGAAGTGACCACTATGAGCAGACGCTGTTGGATACTCTTTGACAATAAGTTGACCTTGTGTTTTCTCTCTTAACTTTTTAATCTTACCATCATATAATTGTTTAGGCATATCATGTAGGTCTTCCATTGTAACATCTAATAAGTTGGCGTCAATTCTTTCTGCAATTCTTTCCTCTGCCATCTCTAATGTAATATACAATACATTAAGACCTTGCAACAAATAACTTGAAGCAACATGACACATAAACAAAGATTTACCAACACCAGTACCAGCAAGAGCAATATTCAAAGTCTTACTAGGAACACCACCTTTGGTAATTCTATTCATATAATCTAAATCAAATTGATATCTCTTCTCTTTTGTATGATAGAATTTAAATCTAGCTTCTGCGTCTTCAATATAATCGTGACCAACTGATTTGTCAAATGATACAGCCAATGCTTCTGATAAGATATGTGGTATTGCCTCTGGTGTTTGTTTCTTATCTTTGCCATCTAAGATTTTAATACCACTTAATACTGCGTTGTGAACAGCACGGTCTTTACAAAACTTTTCTGTAGTTTCAAGTAACCATTGTTCATCAGCTTCAGAGTTTTCTACTGCAACAACATAATCTTTTATGTGTGATAATTCTTCTTCATTAATATCACGCCTTTGTGATAATTCAATTAACATAGCGTCTTTAGTAGGAAGATTATTATACTTTTCAACAAACTGAAATATTTGGCCAAACAATATTTGTTCAACACGATTACCAAAGTATTCTTCTTTGATAAAAGGTAAAACCTTTCTAGTATAATCTTCTCTAAAAAATAAACTAGAGATTATTGTTTGTTCAATTCGTGATTGCTGTACCATCTTTTAATTTTTCTTCCAATAGTTCTAATAATATGTCACCAATATAATCTATAAACTCAGAATTGTCAAGCAAATCCAAGTCATTAGGATTTTTATCAACTGTGTAGTCAAACTTCATAGGTAATTTGCCATCAGGAAGAGCCTCTTTCTCTGGTGCAAATGCAACTCTACCATAGTGGTAAATTACATCTTTAAACTTACCCTCTGTTAACTTGATACAAGAATAATCTGTGCCCTCTTTTTGAGCAAAGGTATATCTTCTATTCTTCGTCTTGTCCGTAGGTGAATTTTTGTTTTGTGTAGTCATCAATCTTATCTAATACCTCTTTTGTAAAATACTTTTCGGGCTCTGTATTGATAGACTTACCAAAAACTTTAGTACCGTCTGGTAGTTCATATCTTGTAGATACTTTCTTAAAGACACCAGCTTCTTCGCCTAGTTCTAAAAGACCATAGTATCTGTCAAGACCAGTTTTATAAGTTAGTCTTACATCAATTTGTGCGTTCTCTTTTGTTAATCTCGATTTATAGTTTTTACAATGTATAATATTACCAACTACCTCTGTACCATCTTTTTCTTTTCTTTTACCTAGGTAGACGATTGATGAAGCAGCGTATTTCAAACCTGAACCGCCACCCATTTCTTTTTGTGGAAACATAGAACCAATAACATCATAAGTGTGATTGGTCATTATCATAGGAACATTTGCTTGACCTAGTTTTAAAGTCAATACTCTGAAAGTAGATTTGACAATTTGTGACCTTGTCATGTCTCTTGTTTCTTTACCAGCAGCCGTATCTTCCATTTCTTTTGTAGTAGATAACATACCTAAACTATCTAATACAAACATCATAGGTTTTCGTTTGTCTTCTGGTTGTTCCAAATATTTGTCAATTACTTTAATTGATTGAGCTCTGAATTCTTGTACTGTTGCAACTGGCATTACAACAAGTCTGCTACTGTCAACACCTCTACTTTCAACCATATCTCTGGATATAGCATTCTCTGACTCAAAGTAGATTACACCTGCGTCTTTGTTTACCTCTAAAAAGGACTTTACAACACCTAACGCAAAGAAAGTTTTACCTGTAGCAGCTTCACCTGCAATTGCTGTGATACGATTGCCTGGTAGGCCACCGTAAATTGAACCGGATAATAATGCATTGAAAGAATATGAACCTGTATCAATAAAACTATCTACATCACCTCCAGCAACACCGTCTTTTGCCAATGTGGCAAATTCATTACCGGTTTCTTTTATAATATCTTTTAAAAAATCACTCATAATTTCTCCTAATATACATCATTTGTTTCATATTGTCAAGCTTTATCTGATAATATCTATTTGACTATCTTTTGTCCAAACTTCTAAATTTTTTCTTAATCGGCCATCTTCGTTAAGTTTAGACCATCTTTTGGTTGCATGTTTTCGCCACCATTCTATAAGTTCATTATCATAGAATCTATCATAGTTTTGTGCTCTAACAATCTTGTCTGTTTTACCGTTTACTATATCTATATAGTTATCTATACCATAGTTACTTACATAATATCTTTTTCTTTCTGTAAGTTTTTTTGCATTACTAATTGTAGTGTTAAATGTTTTTAAATCATCACCATCTAGTGTTCGTTTTACTAAACCAATAATTGCATTTGTAAGTTTTAATTTTCTACTACTTGCATTTTCTGGTACTAGAGGACCTGTTTTATCTTCTACATAATGTTGTAAGTCTTTAAATGGTTTACCATGTATCATTGGTATAAAATCACTATCAGTTAAGCCTTTATATCTTAACATAGGTTTCATACCATCATATTGACTTGCTGACTTTGAATTGCCATATAAACTTGTAGTTTCAAACATACACAAGTTCATATCATATTTCTTATTTAATTTTTCTCTAACTTCATGTGAACAACATAAAGCGGCCAACAATTTACCACCAAGATAATTAAAACCAAATGGCTGTGTAGGCACAATTACAAAACCCATAATAACAGTTTTGTTAAAAACTTTTAAATCGGGTACATTTCCCAATAATACATTTCGTGGTTTACAATTAATAACAGGAGAACCGAAGCGCATAAAACCAACAAACTTATTAGTATTCTTTTCTCTAACTGCAAGTTTCAAAGCCTTTCCTGGAATACTGACCATATTACTATGACTTGAAATCATATTAATAGAAGTGTCCCATGTATGGTTGTCTAGTTCAACAACTTCCAAATCCATAACCTCTGGCGACATATCAAAGTCATCAAACATATCTGAGTCTAAGCCCATACCAGGAAGTGGTTGAGGTATGGTTTCTATTTGTGCCATTTTTTGGTCACGCATATACTGGTCAATACGATTAAATTGGCCAAAATAATCTGTAAACACATTAGCACAATGTTGTGCTTCATCTCTACTTAGGGTCTTCGGCATTCCACATCCATAATAATAAACACATTAATAATAAGGGTATTATACTATATAATATTGATAAAGTCAAGCTTATACCTCATTCCCCCAATAATCCCAATTAGGGTAGGTTTTGTTTCTAGCAAACAATTCAATATAAGGACCTGGCACTAATCTTTCAATGTCTCTATGAATTAATGGTTTCTCGGAATGTCTGCGTCTTTCTGACACAATCAATTGTGCCACATCTTTATTGATTCGTTTTGGTCTACCTTTTGTTGCAAGTAAACACATTTCAGGATTACCTCTTGTCCAATAGCCTAGACCTGTAAAAAATCCCATAGTATTTTTATTTGTTTTTGCCCATGTAAAACCTACTGTTTTGTACTGAAACCCCCATGCTTCAATTACATCAAACGCTAAGTCTAACATAGGGTCAATAACCCACATTAATAATACAGAGTTGTCAGCAGATATATCTTTTACAGGTAAATCACATATATCTTTTAGCTCCATGCAATTATAATGTTGATTAGGATTTCTGCCTTCACCTTTTTTAGACCTAGATTTAAAGTACCAAGGTGGGTCGGCATATATCAAACCATATTTTTTATTTGGAAAATTAACCAAAGAATGCCTCCAAACTCGCTTGTGGTTCTGCCTTCCACCCTATTGCGTCAAGAATAAATCTCATAGGGTCAAGGAAAGTCTTTTCAAATTGTACATCATAGTCAACATATTGTTGTAGTTTAAATTCTTCAGGCAATGTGGTAATATAACTTATCACATCAAACTTAAATGGATTTGCCTGTTTTAGTTTGATAAATTTAATCTTGTCGCCTTCTTGTATTAAAGGATATTTGTTTTGTAAACCAAGTTTGTGTATTTGGTAATTATATATCAATGCACCTTTTACATGTATCGGTGTGCCTTTGATAAAGATGTTTGCACTATCACGATACTTTTTAAGATTGTTACAAGACCTAGGAAAAGCAATCTGTTCGGCCTTCATTTCAAAAAATTCTTTCTTGAAGTCTGCAACTAGTTTATGCAAATCAGATTGTTCTTTACCCATAATTGTTTTGATTGCTTCTTTAATTTTAACACGACAAACACCAGGTGTAGATGATTTAACTGCCTCGATACCCATAAGTTTTAGTTTAGGTTCTGCAAGTCTAACACCTTCCTCGTCAATCACATTTAACATATATCTTTTCTTTGCAACCCATATGCCTTTGTCGGCGATTACTTCTCGTTTCATAACCATGGCATTTTTAAATGCGTTAGAATAATCTGCTAACTCATCAAAACATTTTTCAATATATGGTTCTAACTTTTGTTCACATACTTTATTTAAGAAATCTGTGATTTGTTCATTTGTTTTACCTTGACAGGTTTTTTCTACAAGTTTACCAAATCGAACATAGATACTATCAGTATCAGACGCAACAATGTAATCATGTTGGTCTTTTGTTTGTAAAATACCGTTTAGATATTCATTCACTTTCTTTTCAATGAAACGAATAATAAACTGACCAGCTGTTGTAATACCACTTGCCTGTCGTACATCATAATATCTAAAGTATTGATTGCCTACTGCACCATAAGCTGAGTTCAATGCAATCTTTTTTGACCATTGAATATTGTGACACCTTGCAATCTCTTTGACAAGTTTAGGGTCTTTTGTTTTTTCGTATTCTTTTTTTGCCTTAATCATTCGTTTCTTAAATACAACTCTTTCATTGTACATCTTTTCCATCATCTCAGGTAAGAAACCTTGACTATCGTTTTTGAATTTTGCACCGTTAGGTGTTAAACATGCACCCTCAGTTTTAAGATAATTAAGTGGTACTTTCATGTCAATCATTTTATTAACATTGACACCATGACTACTTTCACCTAGTATTTTTTCAGGCGAAATATTATACTGAATAATAATATGTGGATATAGAGAGTTAATATCAAATGAAACAATCCAATCATGGCCACCTAGTATTGGTTCTTTTACATAAGCGCCTTCATATTTTGTTTCTTTACTATTCTCTTCTCTTGGTGGCACACATATATTCTTTTGCATAAGATGATTTGCAATCAAGGTATCCCATACTCTAACTTGTGAAAATATATCATCATAATTTACTTTTGAATCATATGCAACTGTAAGTGACAAGTCAATAAGACCAAGTTTATCTTCTAATGCGTCAACAATTTCAACATCTTGAATATTATAATCTACAAATGATTGAAAGTCTTTGGTGTACCAATCTTTAAATGTATCAAAGCCTGCGTCATCTTTACCACGACCAAGTTCTAGTTCACCAATGAAGTCTAGTTTATAACTTTCTTGTCTTGTTGGTATAAACCACTTATATAAGTCAAGGTAATCTAACATGGC